CCAAATAGATTTCGACTGGACCGACAAGGAGCTCTACGGGCAACTGCAGTTCCCGGTAGCGATAGCGCGCGGCCAAGGAAAGATCACCGGCAAGGCGAAATTCGCGCAAATCCTCGGTTTGCTGTACTCGGACATTTTCTTCGGGCTCACACCGGCGACCGGACAATTTGCCGTCGCGCAGCTCGAAGCCGCCACGGTGCCCGCGGTCACGCCCTATATGGTCACGGTCGCCAATGCGGCAAATTATAACGATGATCTGGGTGTCGTATACGCCGGTACTGGCAGGCGGTTTAATCGGGTCACCACACCGTCGGGTGCTGGTCAATATTCCCTAAATTTCGCCACTGGCATTTACACCTTTTCCTCTGCCGATGCCAGCGCCGCGCTGTTGATTTCCTACACCTACAACGTTGCGACAAGCGGCAGCAAGCTGGCCATCACAAACCAGATCATGGGTATGACGCCGACCTTCAAGGCGACGTTTTATACGAATTATAACGGCAGTGGCACGGCCCTCCGGCTCAACGCCTGCACGGCAACCAAGCTGTCCCTGCCGACGAAGCTGGATACCTGGACCATCAGCGAGCTCGACTTCATGGCGTTTGCCGATGCGTCGGGCACGATCGGTTACCTCAGCACGGTCGAATGATGATCCCCGGTGTGACAGTAGCGATGGGCGGCCAAGATTGGCAGGTTCCGCCCCTCACCCTCGGCCAGCTGCGCCGCCTGATGCCGAAGGTCCGTGAATTGACGGAGATCGGCACGTCGATGGGCGAGGGCCAAATTGCGGTGCTGGTGGAAATCGTCGCCGCAGCACTGCAACGCAATTACCCGAACCTGACGGCGGATAAGGTCGAGAATATGCTCGATCTCGGAAACGCCGCCGCTGTGCTGAACGCGGTCCTGACCGGTTCAGGTCTAAAGCCGCGTGAGAACCCGATGGGGGAGCCGGCGGCCCCCGGGGCGAGCCCGGGGGCAGGCTCGGCGAACGACTGATCGCTCCCCCATCTCCGAAAGGCACCAGAGAGGACTGGGGGCAAATTTACGGGCTCCTCGCCACCGCCTGCGGGTACAGTTTTTCCACAATCGATGCAATGACGCTTGTCGATGTCGCCGAGCTGACGTCCTATTGGGCGCAGCATCCGCCGCTCCATCTGCTGGTGGGGGCATATCTGGGCCTCGGCAATGATGCGCGCATGCGGACGTCACGAAAATCAGGGGCCCCCGATGCACCATCCGCGTCCGCAGTAGGCTCCGTCCTCAGCCAGCTAGGACCCGGGTTCGGCGTCGGGGATGTTCATGCCGGGCTCGCGCCGGTCGTGCTCGATTTTTCCGAGTTGCATCGCCGGGCCGCTGGCTGAGCCGCCCGCAGCCTTCATGAGACGAGGCGCAAGACCGAATATTCAGGCATTTGCCAGGTGAGAGACTTTCATGGCCGATATTGAAACCAGCGTTGTCATCAGCGCTCAAACCGACGGTCTCCAATCTGGAATGGAGGTCGCGTCGAACTCCGTCCAAACCGCGACAGCTGCGATGCGGGCTCAGCTTGCCGCGCTGGGCACGGCCGCTCAGCAGGTGCAAACCCAGCTGGACGCCGCTGCGGGTCGGATCGGATCGGGCGTCAGTGCGCTGCAAACTAAAACGGCCGGGCTGGCCGGATCAGTTGGTGAAAGCATATCACCCTATGCCGTCGTAAGCCAAGGCGGCTACGGCGGCTCCGGGATCCCGGGTGGCGGCGGCGATGGCCTCGCAGCACTCTCAACGAGGGGAGGTGAAGCGGCGGAAGACGAATTTTCCGCAATGCAAAAGCTCTGGGGCGAAGAGCGGCTCGGTTACCAAAAATTCCTCCTTGAAAGGGAGCAGCTCGACTTTCAGGCAGTGCAGAGCAGCCAAAGAACGTGGCAAGGCCTGATGCAGCCGATCCAGCGCGCGTTCGATACCTCGATTACCGGAATGATCTTGGGTACCACGACGCTGCAGAGAGCAGTCGCCAATATAACCCAGTCCATCATTGCCGAGTTCGTCAATCTCGGGGTCAGGATGGTGACCAACTGGATCGCCAGCGAGCTCGCGATGACCACGGCAACGCAAGCCGGAGCGGCGGCGCGTACTGCGGCGGAAAGCGAAGGAATCACAGCGGGGCTAGCGATCAAGGCGTTGAACGCGGTCAAAAGCATCGTTACCGACTCGGCGCAGGCCTTTGCCGGCATCTTCGCCTTCTTGGCTCCGATCATGGGACCGGCTGCTGCCGGTCCTGCAGCGGCCGGCGAAGCTGCAGTTCTGGCCGCCGCGGGTGGGATTGCATCGGCTGCCGGCGGCTGGGTCGTTCCCTCCGATCAGCTCGCGATGGTGCACCAGAACGAGATGATCTTGCCTGCCCATATTAGTCAAGGGCTCCAAGGTGTGATATCTGCCAACAGCTCCGCCGTGGCCGGCGCCGGTCCAGTGGTAATCAATGTCTCGGCGATCGACAGCCAGGACGTCAAACGGTTTTTTCACAACAATGGCAGCCTGCTCGTCGCCGCCGTCAACAAGGCCATGCGCAATGGCTCCTCTCTGCGGACGGCCTGATGGCACTGATCTTTCCGAGCTTGCCGGGCCTTGCCTGGAGCGTAACCAAAACGCCGATATTTCAGACACGCATTCAGCGCGCCGCCTCGGGGCGTGAGTTACGGGCGCTCGATTACCCCTATCCGCTTTGGCAGTTTGCGCTGGTCTACGATTTCCTGCGGGACAACCCATCGGCTGGATACGACGAACTGAGAACCGTGCTTGGATTTTTCATGCTCTGCCAGGGCGCGTTCGGGACATTTCTGTTTCGCGACCCGAGCGATTGCGAGGTTACACGGCAACAGATCGGCATCGGCGACGCAAGCAGAACGGTATTCCAGTTGCAACGCGCAATGGGGACGACGCTATCCGGCGGCGGTTTCGCCGAGCCCATCGCTGCGCCTGACATTGTCCATGCGATCTATCTCAACGGCATCGTTCAAAATCCCGAAATTTATAGTGTCGATGAGGAGAGCGGTTTGGTGAGCTTCGACACCGCTCCGGAAACTGGCGCGATCGCCAGTGCCGACTTCACCTATTTCTTCCGGTGCCGGTTCACGGATGACAGATACGATTTCGAGAATTTCATGCACCGGTTGTGGCAGTTAAAGAAGATCAATTTCATTTCGGTACGATCGTGAAATTGGCGAGCCCCGCTCTGATCGAGCTGTTGCGGAGCAGCGATAGCTTCATCATGGCCGACCTCTATACCATTACTCTGGTTGGCGGGTCGGTTCTGCGCTATTCGGCTGCACCCACAGAACTCGCTGCAAACGGCTATATCTTCTCGCGCGGGCCGAAATTCGAGCGTTCGAAGACTAAGGTCGTCATCGGAACGCAGGTCGACGAGCTCGATGTCAAGATCTATCCGGAGGTGACCGACCTCATTGGTGGAGCGCCGCTCCTGGAAGCGGCATGGCAGGGTCAGCTCGACGGCGCGCTTCTGCAGCTTGAGCGAGCTTTTATGCCGACCTACGGCGACACAAGCCCAGGAACGGTCGTGCTTTTCGCGGGGCGCATTTCGGATATCGAATGTACCCGTACCGGCATCGATATCAAATCCCGCTCGCTACTTGAACTCTTGAATATCCAGATGCCGCGCCGGCTCTGGCAGTCTTCCTGCACTCATGTTTTTGGCGATGATATGTGCCAATTCGACCGATCGAGCCGACAAACGACGTTTTCGGCCGGAACTGGCTCAACTCAGGCGCAGATCGCTAGTTCCGTCACTCCAACTCCGTCAGACCTTTATAGGCAAGGCACCATCGCTGGCGTGACGGGGGCCAATGCCGGATCGACCCGCACGGTCGCGGACACGAGCGGCGGCTGGGTTTATGTGAAGCGGGCATTCCTTTCGCCGGTGCTGCCGGGTGACCAGTTCCAGTTGTTCCCGGGCTGCGACCGGACGCTTTCGACCTGTGCGAATGTCTTCAACAACTCGATTCACTTCGGTGGCTTTCCCTACATCCCGACGCCAGAAACCGCGGTATGAAGCAGCGTGAACGAGTCGTCGCGGAAGCCGAAAGCTGGCTGCGGACCCCCTATCACCATATGGGCCGAATTAAAGGCGGCGGGACCGATTGCCTGATGCTGCTGGCCGAGGTCTATGAGGCTGCGGGCGTGGTCCCGCACGTCTATGTGCCGTTCTATCCGCCCGACTGGAACCTGCATCGTGACGCCGAGCGCTACCTACAGGGCTTGGTGCTCTATGCGCGCGAGATTGCCGGACCTCCTCAGAGCGGTGATGTGGCTGTTTTCAAATTTGGCCGTTGCTTCGCGCACGGTGCGATTGTGGTGTCCTGGCCGCGGTTGATACATGCCTGGTGCGATGCGGGAGTCGTATTTGCCGATGCGAGCCAGCCGCCGCTGGTCGATCGTCAAATACGATTTTTCGATCCGTTCCCGGTTTCTGGTCGCTGACGGTCGGCCATGGGCGGCATTCTCAGTCGCGCCTCCAATGCCAAGCAGCAGAAAGCTGTAGGGGCGCTACAGTTCCAAACAGCGCAGCATGGTGGGGTTATCCCGCTCGTCTACGGCACCACCCGCGTCTCGCCGAACCTGGTCGATTACGACGATTTCAAAGCAACCCCTTCGGCGCGCCAAGGGGGCGCGGGTAAGGGTGGGGGCGGGGGAAAGGGGGGCGGGCAACAATACAAATATAGTGCATCAGTGGTTATGGGCTTATGCCAGGGCCCCATAACCGGGATTGCCACCGTCTGGTGGGACAAGAACATCGGAACGCTCGCCTCGTTGCCGGCAGCGCTTCATCTCGGAAACGACGGCCAGGCGGCAGATCCCTATTGGGAAACCAGCCACCCGAGCAAGGCTCTCGGCTATTCCGGAACTGCGACTGTCGTTGCCAACAATTTTGCGATGGGCAACACGGCAACCCTTCCGAATTTCTCATTCGAGGTATTGGGCCTGTTTTCGCTGAGTGGCACCAACGGGCGGGATGCCAACCCTGCATCGATTGTCTCGGATTTTCTCACTAACACCCGGTATGGCGTCGGCTTTCCAGCCGGGAATCTGGGCGACCTCAGTCTCTATTCGGCATATTGCCAGGCGCTCGGCATCATGTTGTCGCCGCTGCTCGACACGCACCAGGAGGCACAACAACACCTCGCTGATATCGTCAAGATCACCAACAGCGCCATCGTGTGGTCCGGAGGACTTCTGAAGATCATTCCTTTCGGGGATGCGCCTGTATCCGGCAATGGTGTCAGCTATACGCCCGACACCAACCCGATCTATGCCCTGGGTGAAGATGATTTCATTGTCCAAGCATCCGGTGTCGGGGGAGGGTCGGGCGTCACATCTGGCGGCACCGCGCTTCGCTCGGGTTCGGGTCCGATCACTGGCGGGTTCAGCAACGATCCGGTCCGAATAGTGCGGTCAACGCCCGCGGACGCCAATAATTCGATCCAATTAGAATGTCTGGACAGATCCAACAATTACAACACGGCAATCGTCGAGGCCTTCGACCAAGCGTCAATCGATCGTTACGGCGTGCGCCGCGACAGCTCGCTGAAAGCCCGCGCAATCGTCGATCCGGCGCTTGTCGGCCCAATCGTCGCACAGCTGCTGCTGCAGCGCGCGCTGCTGTTCCGCAACACCTATCAATTCAAGCTGGGATGGAAGTATTGCCTGCTCGAGCCGATGGATCTCGCGCAGATCACCGATTCCCGGATTGGCGTATCGGCACTGACCGTGCGCATTACAGCGGTAGAGGAAGACGAGGAAGGCACTCTTTCCATCACCGCTGAGGATTTCTTCGGCGGCTATTCGACAGCTGTGCTCTATCCGAAGCAGACGGGCGCCGGCTACGTCCCGAACTGGAATTCGGCTCCGGGTTACGTCAATCCACCGGTCATTTTCGAGCCTCCGGCCGAACTATTGACTGGTGGGCTGGAAATCTGGGTTGCGCTTTCAGGAGGGCCCGGTTGGGGGGGAGCGCAGATCTGGATATCGAGTGACGGGAATTCATATGCCCTGGCCGGCACAGTGAATGCATCCGCGGCGCAAGGGGTGCTAACGACCGATTTGCCAGCGCATTCTTCACCCGACACGACGAACGGTTTGTTCGTCGACCTGACCGAAAGCGGAGGTCGGCTCGGCTCCGTCTCCGCCGCCGATGCCGCCAATCTCGTCACGCTCTGCTACGTCGGAGGCGAGCTTGTCGCTTACCAGACAGCGACGCTCACGGCAGCCCATAAATATACTCTGACGAACCTCTATCGCGGCGTCTACGGCGGCACGATTGCCGATCATCCGCCAGGAACCTTGTTCGCGAGGCTTGATGCGTCCATAGGCCGGTTCGCGTATCCAA